ACCATCGATCGAGGAATCTTTCCTGAGCCGCTGCTGAATAGTATTCTGCAGAAGGCTATTGGATCGCATATCTCGAATCGACTGAGCAAACATGGTAATCGTATACAGACCGGACAATCTCGGAATTCTGAGCTTGCTCGTGTCGGTAGCATTACCGGAAAATTGGCAACGATTGACCTTGCTTCGGCGAGTGATACAATTGCTTATTGCTTTGTTCTAGACCAAGTCCCTTTTGATTGGTTTGAGTTGTTGGATGACGTCCGTAGCCATGAGTACATGATTGAAAACAACTGGTATGAATTCCAGAAGTTCTCTAGCATGGGTAATGGTTTTACGTTCGAGCTTGAAACCCTCCTTTTCTTGGCACTCGCGCGAGCGACGTGTCAGTATTTGGATGTCTCCTCTTATGAGGTGAGCGTCTATGGCGATGATATTATCATCCCTGTAGAGGCTGTGGATCTGTTTACCAAGGTCCTCAGTCATTGCGGTTTTAAAGTTAATCAGGACAAGTCGTTCACATCTGGCCCGTTCCGGGAAAGCTGTGGAGCCGACTGGTTCTTGGGCGAAGCCGTCCGTCCGAGTTATATAAAGAGCCCTCTTTCGCCATTTACTTGGTTCAAGTGGGTTAATAGTTTAACTCGTAAAAACCACGATCTATTGTGGCCTTCAGTCTGGCACGGCTCTATGCGTGCTGTTCCTCGCCAGTACCGGAAATTCTACGGTCCTGACGATGGGAGCGACGGTCATGTGATCCTTTCTGACGAGAAGTTACGTAATAAAGGCCGCTATGGGAAGTCATTCAAGACTTTCACTTTTCGGCCCCACACGTTCTCCCGTAAAGAAGGATCGTGGGCAGGGTTTGTTAATCTGCTATATGACACCCAGTTTCTTGGGAGTCAGCAGGTTCACAATCTTGCTATCGGACGGTGCACTCTCCCGAATAACGTGAAAACGTTTACTAGGGATCCTGATGATTTTGGCGACTTCTTCGTCGACTACGATCTCAGGAACAAGTGCACTACTTCTATAACGAAACGAAATTGGTCTCCATTCGGACGACAATTAGTGGCTTAACAGCCATGCCCTCCATCCTAACTTTGGATGTGAGGCAAGACTAGCTCTTGGAAAAAGGCGCCTTG